ATAAACATAAGGTGTCTGCGCTGTGAATCCAGCCGCAGTGATTGGGGTTCCCACTATGTTTTGTAAGAATATCTGGCCGCCCTGACTGTGTGTAAACACAATATTGCCAGCTGAATTTACCGAAGCACTGACATAAGGGATATTTGCCGCGCTGACTGCAGAAATAAAGTTGGCCACTGTACCTGTGCCAAGAATTGTTACTACCCCTTGGGTGTAATTGTTGGTTCCAGCTGAACTGCCAGCAATCGCAAATGAGTTATTTACAGTAAAGCTGACCGGTGTAGTTGTTCCTGTAACCACAGTTTGTCCAAACACTGCTCTCTCAAGTATGGTAAAACTGAGATTATTAAAAGTACCCGGAGTCAAGTAGGCTGCACCATTGTAAAGAGCGTAGGTAGTTCCCACAGGAATATTTTTTCCGCCACCTGCTGGATCTAACGCATTGTTGGCAGTGCCATCATCGGCGTAGGCGTTGGTGGTTTGTGATACCCAGTCTGCTAATGCTGTGCTGTATTTTTTAATTCGCAAGCTCAGTCCGTTGTTGACTGCACTCAAATTGTTCCAAATACTACCAGTTGGCTGAGGTGTTGTATCTGTGGTTCTCCAACGTGGGGATTGAAAGCTGTAGCTAGGAAGATATGTTGGTGCACGATATTCACCAGTTACCAACCCCAACGAAGTCAACAGTGCGGCTCCTTGATTAGTGCCTGGGTCAACTGCAACCACACCGCCATTGGCAGTGGAAAGATCGTTTGTGGCCAAACTGTTGGCAAAAATTGCCAACTTTCCGCCAACTGCGGCAGCTGATACTCCTGGAATTGCGGCGCTGTTAACTGCGGCTGCTAAACCAGTCACTGTGTTGTTGGGGCTAGCAGGTACTGCCACCAATACATCGTTTAAAAACAAGTTAGAGCCAACTGTCAAACTTGACGGGGCATTGCTACCAGTTACTGTGGCCCAGCTAGATTTCCAAGCATCACTACCAACAAATACCCAAGCGTTGCTGGAGTTTTTGTAATAACCGCGGATGTTGGCATCAACTGCCACTATGGCATAGTCGCCAATGCTACCAATACTGACCAAGGGAGTATAATCGCCGGCGTCGGCATCAACAACGTTGGCTGAATCAGTAATCACAGTTGGAGTTTTTACTGTAAACGTGGCTGTGGTCTGGTTCCATTCTTGGATTCCCCAAACTGATGTTGAAGCATCCAACCAGTATGTTCCGTTGGCTGGTTCGCCTGTGGGACGACTCAAGCTGGCTGTTAAATCTGTTAAGTTGACATCAACACGCTGTACATAAGCACGGTTTGTGACACCAAGTGCGCTGTAGGCAGCCAACAAGCCATATTCGTTTAGCTCGTATCCGTTGATAGGAGTTCCAGTTGTTGTACTGTAGAAAAACGGTACACCAAATGTAGCAACCAAGTCACGTTGACTTGTAATAAGATAAGTTTTGTTAGCGTTAGCAGCCGTAGTACCAGCGGCTACTGTTATACCGTCAGCAGAGACTTTGTTCTGTGCGGTAGCTACCAAGATATAGGGTACTGTGTTGACGGCAGAAGGGATATATTGACTCTCGTCAATAACTGTGACTTCTACGCCAGGTGATGTTAGGGCCATAATTGATTCCTTTTCAATTTCAAATATTTATGGGCAATGAGTAAAAACGGTGCTTTACAGCACCCTTTGGCAAAGGTTCAAGGTAAATATCTACGTGAAACGTCCTACCTGCCCAGCTTGTAACCAACGTCCTTGTGCCATCAACTACTACAAAGATACTGTACCGCACTATCGGTCAAGATGCGAAAGTTGCACTAGGAAAAATCGCGGGATTCGGCCAAGAGAACCGCGCTGGAAAAGCGCAGGCTATAAGAAAAAAACAACATGTGATCGATGTGGGTTTCGTGCTAGATACTCAGCACAAATCATGATCTATCATATTGATGGGAATCTCAACAATGTTGAGCCAAAAAATCTACGGTGTGTCTGTAGAAACTGTGAAATAGATGTTGCTAAAGGCGACTTGGTGTGGTGTCCAGGTGACCTTGAACCAGATGCCTAACTTGTTCATACAAGTGGTCCATTGAACTATTATTATCAATTACAGCATCAAACTCTGTGCCAACCCATGCAGTTTCGCTGGCATGTATACCCAGGTGATTAATACGGTCTTTACTTAAAGCCCATGTAGTGTTACGCACAGGGCCAAGATTCATGCTGACTGCGGCGTCGTACCACTCGGGCTCAGGGCCGCGAGTTACTCTCACTACCAATCCACCAGACTGTTTAATGGCTGAAATTTCGTTGGGAAATCTGCAATCGCTAATAACAATGTTGTCTGTGGCATTGCGCAGTTTGTTTTCTAAACTGGCAATCCAGATGTTGTCGTGAAATCCACGTCTACAAACTTCTGTGCCCCAATACTGTAAAACCCAACGTGGAGTTAAGTCGGGCATGTTTAAGCGTTGTGCCCACCAAGGGTCAACTTGCTCTCGCCACTCACGAGCTTGCTTTGTGCGCCCTTCTAGCATAGTTCTGTCCCAACCAAACACGTCTGCCACTGCATCTTTCAGCGTGCCAGCAAAGCTTTCCCGTCTGAATTCATGTATGTTTACTAGATAGTCAGCAATGGTATCTTTGCCTGAGCCAATAAATCCACAAACCCCAATGATCATGCCAGTTCCTTTACGTTTAAATGTTTGAGTGTTAGTTGCAACAGATCAATTTGTCTGCGACAATCTTCCAGTGCATGGTGACTGGTAGGGGGCTTAGGTAGATCTTTGTACAAAGAAAAAACTGTGCGACTGTCACGCACTGAATAATACTGCCAAGGTATGGGCTTGTTGTAACTCTTGTAGGCATGCTCGAGAATGTTCATATCATAAGTTGGGCCTTGCGCCCAAACTCGTTTGGCATGCCAGATCAGTTTGCCTAATTCGTCTAGAGCTTGATCCAAGGGTATGCGCCCTGCTTCGTTGAACGCTTCGTCACGTGCGGCAGGCGGTTGAGTGGCCCACCAAGCCAAGGTACCTTCTTCAATGCGACGGTTTTCTTGGCTCTCCAATGTGACTCGAGCATAGTATTGTTGTTCGTAGTAACCAGACCCAAATGGATCAAATGCCTGAGCGGCAATGGTTAGAATAGTAGTGTCGGGGCCTGTTGCCAAGCCTTCAAGATCGATCATCAAGTCCATGCTGTATTATAGCATGGTTTGTTTTATGTGTCTAGTGAGATTATCCAATTACCCAAGTAATTGGTTGACTGCCGTCTACGTAACGTACCAATTGATCTTCTAGTGCCAGCATGGCTTCTTTGGCTTCGCTCTTCATTGCGGCACCGTTTAACGAACTGCCGCCACCAGGTCCAGCAATTTGCGCAAACTTTTCACGTGCCTCACCAATAATCATCTTGGCATTAGCCACCATGTAATCACGAATCCATTGCGAGATTTGATAATCACTCAGCAAATTAATTTCTGGTTTGAGATTGTAGGTCCAAATCAACACAGCCTCTCCAGTGTTTTTGGGATCACGCATGAGCTGTAGTTTCTTGGTCACTGGATTGTATGTGTAATTAAAATACGCACCAAACATACGTCCAGCCAACTCAACATACTGACTGTAGAAGTCGTATGTGGCCAAGCCTCCAGCTACATTGAAGTTCATCAAGTATACGTTGAGTGATGCTTGAGAGAATGGATCAAAGTTTGATGCAAATGGCCCAGTGGCGTCACCAAATGTTCTACGGAAACATTGACGCACTGAAATTATCTCTTGGGGCAATGTGTAGATGTTTTGATCTTTTATAAGGTCAAAAAAGCTGTAGCTTTCTTCATAGGCATTTTGTGCCCGTTGACGGTATGTGCCAATTGTTTTTTGATAGGCAGATTCATAGTGCGCAGGATCCAGCTCTAGATCAATAATTTGATCGCCAAGTTGTAACTTGACATATTCTATTAGATTTTGTTTGAGTTCTGCAAGTGTGTCTTGTTGTTCTGCCATTGATATCTCCGTTCTGTATTTATTGTGAACTTTGAATCCAGGCTTCAAGACGATCAGCTATCATGTTGTGTCCCAGCTGATTTGGGTGTGCAAAGTTGGGTCGAATATAAGGGTTATTGCCTACATCCAGTAAATGTTCCCCGTTGTGCGTACTGGCTCCAAACCAATCGGCCGCAGTTTCTGTGCCCTGAGCCCATATTTTATTGGTGTCAACTCCGGGCAACCACTTGGGGTAACGAACCCAACCTGAAAAATAATAGTCATCAAATCCATGACGTTGGCACCAAGTTTGTAATGCGGTCACTGTGGCTGAGGAGCGCATTACTTCGTGCTGGTTACGATGAAAATGCATAAACAATTCTCGTGCCCATGCTTTGGCATCTGCGGGCCAGTGTTTCCACTCACGGTCCTGTTCGTTCCAGGTTCCAAATCTAGGCCAATGTGCTGACCTGGCAGGGTTGGTCAAAAAACATATCACAGTAACATTGTCGTCTGGTGCCCATGACTCAGCAATGAATTGTTGTAATTGATACAACATATCTTCATTACTGGCGCCACCCAATCCATAATTATAGAACTTGTCGTACTGCATACGGCTACGTAGTATCTCACCGTATGGAACTTCACCAAGATCCCCGCGAAGTTCGCCTCCTTGGGGCCAGCTGTCACCCAGCGTTACTAATACTTGTGTCACTGTTGTTGCCTTTTCGAACTGCAAATATTTGTTCTTGTTTTAAATCCGACGTAGCCCAACAAAATTTACATTGTGGGATTGGCTCATCAATTGTGCTTAAAAATTCATGCGCACGTTGATCAAAGTCATCAATGGTCAGGGGTTGATAACTGTTTATTAGTTTTCTATCCTCATCAGACAAATCTAAATTGTGTTGTTGATCAAACTCAGGAAACAAAGCCACTGGGCCACACTTGTAAAGTGCGCCTTTGATAAAGTGGTAACACTTGAACTGTGCAAATCCGCAAGCCTGATGAGTCAGTCGCACATCATTGTTGTACAATGTCAGTCTACCATTCTTTCCTGAATGCACTGCCGCATTATAAAAACTGTCCGACCAATGTAGCAATACCTTGACCCCATTTTCGTCACAGAACCAATAATCAGCTCCGTCGGTCCAACTATTACCATGTTCGTTTAATCGAGTTTTATCTTCTCGAAATTCAATATTACCTTTGAGAAATGTCCGTACTTCATTTAAATACCAATCAAGCTCATTGCGATTGTGTAAACTAACACCAATCCAATTTTTTGGGCCGCCGGGAGTGACTTGCCGGTTAATGGCCTCATACAGACCTGGAGTTAGATTTAGTCGAGTTCCGTTGGAAAGAATCTGAACAGTTTTATTCCATAAACGATTGAGCCCGGTAACCCATTCATTGATAGTGGGATTGAGCAAAGGCTCGCCGCCAAGAATCACTATTTGATTTATTTCTACTTTGTCTGCCCAAGCTTCGTAAATTTTTTCAAAGTCACTCCAACGTTGCCATCCTTTGAAATTGTAATCATTAAAACGATTGCATCGTTGACAGGTTAGATTACACACGTTGGTAATATAAAATTCAACTTTGGGTATTACAATTTTTTCTCCCAGAACAGTGGGAAATATAATGCTGGGCAATGATATCATATTGCCTATTTACCAGGCTTTGAGTATGATCAAATTGTCGTTGCCACGTCCATTGAACTTGACTTCTGTAGACTTGATATCAGCAAATGCTTTGCGTGCCGCCGGCTTGCCAACCGATGTCACTGCTTTGAGTTGTTCGGCTGGTTTGCGCAGAGTTTTTTGCACTGTGGTCAGTGAGTCAAACCCTATAATGGCACTGCCTTTGATTGTAAAAGTGCCAACGTGTGTATCTGCCATGACATGGATCAGTTTACGCTTGGCAGTATCATACAACCAAGCTTCGCTGGCTCCAACAAGTTTGGTGACTGGTTCTGATTTGAGCTTGAGTTCATCAAACTCTTTCATGAACTTGAATTTGCGAGTTATTTTTTCTGGACTCACTGCTTTCTTGGCACGTGGTTTGCGTTCTACTTTTTTAATCTGTACGTAACTGGTACAGTCGTTGATCACTGTTTCACAGAATTTAACAATGTTGCGCAGTTGGATTTTTGAAAAGTGACTGTAGCCTTCAACCAACTGAGCGTCCTTGCCTTCAGCGGCTTCCTCAATTTCGTCAAGTTTCTTTTGCCAAACTTCAATGATGTTGTTGATCATTTGTGGTGCTACGTTCATGCCACGAATTGTGGCAATGGGTTTGTAGTTGGCTGACATCTTGGCACCATCAGCCAAAAACTCATCAAACATACCTTCTAGTTCACCGGCACATTCCGACACTTTTTCACGCAACCGGTCTTGAATAGTGACTTTGGCCACAGCAGATTCTTCTTCAGTGACCACAACTTTGACTTCGTCTTTGGCTGCAAGCATTTCTGCAATCATGGCTTCGAGTTTGATCTGTTCGGGGTCTAGTAACTCAAGGCCCACTAGGTTCATGCGGCATACCCAGGCCGGAGTAAGACGAATCTGGCTGTCGGGAATAGCACGAATCTTTTTGGCATCTTTGGCACGTTCTTTGACTTCTAGCCAATGCACAATCATGTCCTTGGCATCTTTCTTGCCATAGTGGTAATTGTACCAACTAAAAGCATTGCTCATGGCACTGACACGATTTTCTGCGGGCTGTGTGCGCCACTCGGGCTCACCGCCGGTGTATTTGGTTTCTGGGCTTTTGGGGTTCAGCAGTCTAACACCTGTGGTGCTGGTAGCAGATAGTGTTTTTGAAGCAGTGCGTGCCATGAAATGTCCTTGGTTGCAAGTTATTTTGTAATTATACAACAAACCAATTTATTGGTCAACCGTACAATAATCGAGCAAAAGTTAGGTGTTTTTCCAAATTGTCCAGCAGTTCGTTGCACTCGTTTTTGAGGCTTTGATATTTGGAGGTTTCTTTTCGAAGCCTACGACATTCTACACTTTCTTGATCCAAGCGATTCAGTGCCACATCCAGGGTATGCAACATGGTCAGCAGTTCACGCTGAGCTTTTTTGTTGCTGACAGCTTGTATTTGGGCATAAACTACATCAATTCGCTGAAATATCTCGTTCATATTGTATTTTATCTGGTCTAGTATATAAGGTCAATTTCACAATAAATACACTACTATGCCAAGATTAAGCCTGTACCGCCCCAATAGAACCAAAGATTATCAATTTTTGGACCGTACCATCCGTGAAATGTACACCGTGGGCGGACTAGACATCTATGTACACAGATACATGGGACCGCAAACTGGTGGTGAAGATTCGGCTTTTTCAGGCAATGCCGATGCCACACAGCCGGTGTACGATGATCTCAGTGTGTTGAATATTCAAGATCTGTTGTTGTTGGAAAACCGTGATCGTGTGTATGACCCCGATGTGTATGTCATGCGTGGTGTGTACCGAGCGCAGGATGTGGATTTTGATCTCAGTCAATTTGGCTTGTTTCTAAACAACGACACATTGTTTATAACATTCCACTACAATGACATGATTGATATCTTGGGCCGTAAATTGATGAGTGGCGATGTGATTGAAATTCCCAACTTGAAAGATTACAATCCACTGAACAGTCAACTACCGTTGCCGTTGCCACGGTACTATGTCATACAAGATGCAAGTTTTGCCAGCGAAGGATTCAGTCAAACTTGGTTGCCACACTTGTGGCGCATCAAGGCCACGCCCATGGCAGACGCACAAGAGTACAAGAGCATCACAGATCGGCCGTTTGTTACAGAGTATATTTGGGACCCAAGTGATTTTTATCCACAAG